ATGCGTCGAGCCGAGGAACACGGCAACAGGCAGCGTGTGGAGTTCTGGAACCCACAGGCGGCTGCGAAGTGCCTCTGGCTACTCGCACAGGGGAAGTCTATCAAATCCACCTCCGAGATCACCGGGCTTGCCCGTGACACCGTGCGGTCGCTCATGTGGCGGCACAGCGACACTCTGGAGACAAAGCGTAAGGAGTTCTCGCAGAAATATGCGATGGCGGCGGAGACCTACACCGACCTGCTGTTCGCAAAGGCAGACCAGTTGTCCGACGATCCCGAACAACTCAAGAACATTTCCCCCGACCGACTGGCGATCACCGTGGGTGTCCTCACGGACAAGTCCATGCAGCTCTCTGGCATGGCTACTGCGGTCGTGGAACACAGGCAAGGTGCGAGTATCGACGATGCCGCAAAGATGATCGCAGAGGCTAAATCTCGCATCGCCAGCAAGGTGAAGGCGCAGGCAGTCGAGGCTGAAATTGTCGCATGATACCAGAACCACAATCCAAGTTTGCAGATTGTCTGTCAGACTGTGATAAGCTTTTTCGCCACTATGTTATTGAGCATGATGGAGTCAAACACAAGTGCCACACGCTGTGCTACGCCTCATACTTAGCCGAGAAGTTCAACGCTAAGATTTGGAATGTGGTGCTGGAGAAGCACATGAAGCCATTTATCGGAATTTGCCAATACTGCCAGAACCGCAAGAAACACCGCGAGATTCACCTTGTGGGTGGAAACCGTGGGTCATTCCCACCAGAGGACGACACTTTTGCGTGTGATGATTGTGACAGCGTATATCACATCAAGGACATTCTCATGGAAACTGGATCGTACAAGACAACATGAAGTGGCGCACCCACCAGATCCTTTCCCCGCCGACCGATGAGGAGATTGCCCTCATGGAGCCAGAGGAGCTTATTGCTCTGCACAGGGTATATCACGAAGCCGTAGACAACGCTGAACGCGACCCGTACCGCTTTGGCTTCCGACTCCCCCACTGGGCGAAGGCAGAGGATCAGCTACAGGAGGTAAACGAGATTGTGGCACTAGGTGGCAACCGCAGCGGCAAGACGCAGTGGGGTGCATTCTCCGTGGTGCGTGCGGCTATAGAGAACCCCAACGCCGAGATCATGTGCTTCGCGCAGACCTCAGAGGTGAGCATTCGCCAGCAGCAGAGTGCCGTCTGGGACTGGCTTCCTGCGGAGTTGCGTACCAAGCAGACATCTTCTGGGACTTATATCAGTTACACCAAGAAGAACGGATTCACAGACTCCTCGCTAATCCTTCCCAATGGCTCCCAGATCATCTTCAAGACCTATAGTCAGTACCAGAACAACCCGACCATATTGGAGGGAGCGGAGCTGGGTTCTAGGTCTCCTGTGTGGCATAATGTGGGGTGTTGGTTGGACGAGTATTTGCTTGGCCCTGAGTTGATAAATACCCTGCGATTCCGACTAGCTACACGCAACGCAAAGCTACTGCTGACCTTCACTCCGATTGACGGGTATACGGAGGTCATCAAGGAGTACCTAGATGGTGCTACCAGCGTCGAGAGCAGGGAAGCTGAACTGCTCAACGGAGAGCTAGTGCCATATGTGCAGCGCAGTAAGAAGCGCAACGCATCCGTCCACTACTTCCACTCACAAGATAACCCTTTCGGTGGCTACGCACGCATTCGGGAGACACTGGTTGGTCGTCCTAGGGAGGAGATCCTAATTCGTGCGTACGGGGTTCCTGTAAAGTCCCATGCCACCAAGTTTCCCAAGTTCAACAAGGAAGTTAACATTGTTGAGCCTGAAAGCATACCTACCAAGAACGTCACCAGATACCACATCATTGACCCAGCAGGAGCCAAGAACTGGTTCATGTGCTGGATCTCCGTGGACGAGAGCGGGACGTTCTGGGTCTACCGCGAATATCCCGGCGTGGACGTGGGTGACTGGGCTGAGTGGCGCGGTGGCAAGTGGGTTCCGGGGCAGGGGGCGAAAGGCCAAGGTTTTGGCATTCGTGACTATGTGGAACTAATCCGTGACCTTGAGGGTGACGAGGAGATCGCAGAGAGACTGATCGACCCCCGACTAGGCGCAGCCAAGTACCAAGCCGCAGACGGGGCATCCAGTATCATCGAAGACCTTAACGACCAAGATATCGTGTGCATTCCAGCCCCCGGCTTGGAGATCGACGATGGTTTGCAGGCTTTAATCGGGAAAATGGCGTGGGATACAACTATCCCGCGAGATTCCGTCAACCGACCGCACTTCTACGTCAGCAGTGAGTGTGAGAACATCATACAAGCCCTGTCCGAGTACACGGGTGATGGGGGGCTAAAGGAGGCATGGAAAGACCCCATTGACGTGCTACGCTACGCAGCCGTGTCTGGTATTGACCATGTGGATGGGTCGCATATATCTGTAACCATACAAGGAGCAGGAGGATACTAATGACCAACGAAGACCAAACCGAGGCTTTTAACGATGCACTGGATGCCGCCATCGACCGATTCACACAGGAATTTGACCTAACCTATGCGTCCGTTATTGGCGTGTTATCCATGAAAATCATAGAATTAACCCTACAATCAGGAACACATGAAAAATACGACTAAAAAGGCAGCCAAGTCAGCAAAGAAAGTGGCACCAAAGGCAACCGTGGAAACAACTGAGGAAGTCCCAGCAGTGCTGGTAAAGGCATCCCCCCAAGAAGCCCTAGTGATTAGCCTCGCCAACAACCCCAGATATGTATATGCCTCATTAGATGGGGAGAAAGTCACCGTGTCCGTTCCTGCGTGGATGGCACCCAACCTCCTCCGCAAGCCGCTCACAATCGTAAAGACCCCCGATTCCGAACACTACGAAATTTTCAAAGATGGAAACTGAAGACCTCACCGAATATCAAGAAGGAGAAGCCCTTATCTATGTGGATAAGGAACCCGATGTGGGTGCTTTGTCCGAGGCTTACGATACGTGCCTGATTGACCTCAACTACTACTTCGACGCATGCCTGCGCTCCTATGACGACCGCAGGAACATTTGGGACGGAAAAAGCGACGACCTTCGTAAAAACGGCGCGAACGCATTCCCGTGGCAGGGAGCCAGCGACCAAGAGGTGAATGTCATTGGCGAGCGGATTGACACCTATGTGGCACTGTTTGACCAAGCCCTCCAGCGGTCGCACATCAAGGCATTCCCGACCAGCATGGCATCCATGCCGAGGGCTGCAATGGTCTCTGGCTTCCTTAAGTGGATGCGCTCGACATACATCCCCAACTTCCGGGAACACATGGAACTGGGGGCCAACTACCTGCTCGAAAAGGGGCTGATGATCTCCTACGTGGGTTGGCAGCGGGAGTCCCGCACCTACCTCCAGACGCTTACCCTCGACGAGGTGGCGCAGGCCGCCCCTGAGATGGTGGACATGCTCCTAGACCCCAATGCATCAGAAATGGCCCTAGGATTGATTTCTCAGGCTTACCCTGCGCTTTCGGGGAAGAGAGCCAGAAAGGCACTCAAAGACCTCAGAATCAAAGGTGAGGCCCAAATACCCATTCCTAGGGTAACCGTTGATCGCCCGGTCGTCCACTCCTGCGCCCCCGATGGCGAGGTTTTGTTCCCACCCTACGTCTCCGACCCGCAGCGTAGCCCCTACATTTTCTGGCGCACGTTCCTCACAGCTCAAGAGCTGGAGAAAAAGGTCACCAACGAGGGATGGGACGAGGAGTGGGTTGATAACGCTATTGATCGCCTCCGAGGCAAGGACAGCATGTACTTGGATGGAGAGAAGCTCAAGACGGTCACACGCCTGCCCATCACGGACGACAACGACCTTGTTATGGTTGTCTACGCATACCAGAGACTTATTGACGAGGAGGATGGTTCCGAGGGTATCTACTGCACGGTCTTCCACCCCGCAACCGATGGATATGCAAAGCATGAATTGCTTAATGGTTACGATGACTATCCGTTTGTCGTAACTCGTTTGTCTAACAACCAGAAAAGAATGTATGAGGTTCAGACCTTTAGCGACATACTCCGAGGGCCGCAGATGCAGATCAAGACCGAGCGTGATTCTCGTATTGATCGTGCTTCACTTGCTACTCTCCCTCCCCTCATGCACCCCGCTGGAAAGCCGCCATCAGACTGGGGGCCGGGTCGCAGGATTCCGTATCGTCGTCTTGGGGAACTGCAGTTCGGCCCAACCCCTCCAATGGACTCTGGTTCCGTCGAGGTAGAAGTTTCGATGATCGGTCAGGCAGACCGCAGCGTGGGACTGGACATGAACAACCCGCTTGCAAGCATGCGTCAGCAGTACTTCGTAAGTAAGTTCCTAGACCATGTCCGTGAGGTGTTGAACACCGCATGGAAGCTGTACCAACGAATGGGGCCGGACGAGGTGTTCTTCCAAGTGACGGGCAACCCAAACCCGCAGGTGATGAGCAAAGGTTCTCCCGACGAAAACTTCTACATAACGGTCAACTTTGACTCCCAGTCGAATGACCCAGATACAGCTGAAACACAGCTCAAGAACATGGTGTCACTCGTCCAGCTCGACCGCAACGGAATTATGGATGTGAATAAGCTCCTTGAGTTCACGGCATCTAGCATCAACCCAATCTTTGCCGACTATGTCCTGCAACCTGCCGAGGAAGCCCAGCAGAAGGTCATGAAGAACGTCACGGACGACCTCGCCAAGATCTTTGCAGGCATCGAAGTTCCAGCCCAGCCCAATGGCGCACAGATCGCAATGCAGCTTGTGCAAGCGTATGTCCAGCAACCAGATGTCGCACAACGCGCACAATCGGACGAGGCATTCGCAACGCGACTCCAGAAATACGCCGAGCAGTACCAGTTCCAACTCCAGCAGGCCCAGAACGCAGAAATCGGTCGTATCGGCACGGCTCCTGCGGAGATGGGTGGTATGCAAACGCAAGGAATGCAGCAGTAATCTATATGAATGTTAAAACATCATTAGCAAAAACCAAAAATTGGCTTGAAAGCATCAATCCCGATAATGTAGCGAGAGTAACGCCAGATCCCGGCGATGATACATCAATCCAAAGAACAGGATTAGTAGATAAAATTGTCGGAGGAATTGCTGATATAGATCAAAGAATTGCAAACATTGGATCTGGTGCATACGGGGCATCAAAAGGATTAAGCGCATTAAATGCTCCTGCTGCGATCTTAAAACCTTTGGCTACCACAACTTTGATAGCTTCTAAGTTTGAGCCGTTACAAGCGGCATTATGGGGAATTGATGCTGGCAGGGCATTAGTTGACGATGAATACAGGAAAAAACATTTAAGGGCAATTGAACAACTTGAAAATGACCCCAAAATATATGGAAAGAAAATGCCTAATTGGGTTAGTCCATCTGTAGCTCAGGGGGTCGCAACGGGTCTTCTTGCGTTTGAGCATCCCATTGCAACTGGTGGAGCCTTAATGAGATATTGGCAGGGAACACGCAAAATGCTTAAAGAAATTGAGGCTGGAAAGAATTCTGTTGACAGACCCCAATCATCCCGTGAAGTTCCATTTGTGACTCCAAGCACAATTAAAAAAGAACAAGCAATTGATGCGGCGAGCCGAATGTTCAGCTACAAACCAACAAGATGAAAATACAAACAAAACTTGGGGAAAAAATTTGGATGATTTATTCGTTGATTGTTTTCCCTATTGCTGTTTTTGGAACCATAATTAAATTGATAAATTGAAAATGGAAAAGCGTTTCAAAAAAATCGTCACCAACCCCGATACTGGTCGCAAGAAGACCGTGCGCTTTGGGCAGGCGGGTAAGTCCGCTGACGGTAAGGATCGCATCCGACCCGGCACTAAGAAGGGTGATGCCTACTGCGCTCGTTCAGCAAAAATTAAGGGTGACTGGAAGTCAGACCCTAACTCACCCAACGCATTATCACGTAAGAAGTGGCGTTGCAAAGGTGATAAAAGCATGAAATGATGTTACCATGAAGACACCAAAGACCAAATCCGCCAAGCAAGCGAAAGTAGCAAAAGTGATGGGTGAATACAAGTCTGGAACACTCCATGCGGGCCGCAATCCCAAAGGCTCAAAGAAAGCCCCACTGGCGCAGAGTCGCAAGCAAGCAATCGCCATCGCCATGTCCGCTATGGGCATGAAGAAGAAGTAACCAATGACACCACTACCAAAACACAACCAATGCCATCCTTAAATCCACCACAGCAAAAAATGGGGTTTAATCTCCCATTGGTTAAATACGGAAAAAGACCAGACAAGACCCAAAAGGGGCAGGGTTACCTTGGCGAGCTGAAACTGCCAAACGGAAGCGTTGCTACTGAGTATTCCACTCAGAGTGGGGCCGTAAAGGTTGATGGTAAGCAAATTGACTTTCCCACACTTGTTCCAACTTTGAGCAAGAATGAGGTAGCCCTAATGCAAAATGACATTATCCCAAACAAAAAGCCAATTCCAGAAACAATTATGCAGAAGGCTATTGAGCACGCCAAGATGAGACTTACCAAGAAACTAAGCCCATTCAAATGACACCACTACCAAAACCAACTATCCAGCAATCCGTAGAAGCACTTGCAGAACGCGATGAGTTTAAGGCGATCGTCCAGTTTGTCCGGGACGAGCGTGAGCGGTTCTTCTCAGACCTCCGCCAGTGCGAGTCCACCAACGATGTCATGAAGGTCGTAGGTAGCGTTGCTACGCTGGATGAACTACTGACACTAATCTCCCCACAACCCGAATAACACAACACAACACAAAATAATATTATGATGGAATTAGCAGCAGCAATGGCAACGATGCCTAAAAAGTCAGGAAAAAAACCAATGGGTGGTCAGTCAGCATATAGCGCCCCTCGTCCACCTAGTGGGATGGCAACTCGCCCACCCGTAATCGCCAACAAGGCTCGCGGTACACAATCGTCAAGCACATATCGTCAGTTGCCTCCCGGTGTGGCCGCCGCGATGATGTTCTGATAGCTTGACACGGGTTAACTCCCAAACTACATTTCAGCAGGAAGCTTGTTTTGTGCTTCTTGTTTCATTGTTTCATTGGTTCACCCTTGGTAGGTTCAATCCCTATCAAGGGTGTTTTCTTTCAGCTATTAAGCGTTACTTCATAACTGCGGGAATATAGGACAATTAGGACGGTTTTTGTACCTTTTTTGATACATTAGCACATACCCCAACTCCCGGCTGAGGAGGAAGGCTCGTAGGCATAGTTCGCCTTATGCGGCGAGTACTATGCTTCTAACTCCCGTATATCGTCGGAAAGGTCGATTTACATACCAGCAAGGCTGGAACCAAGGATAGCAGAGGGCTGAGGCTGTAGGTCTGCGTCAAGCTCCTTGGTCGTCACACTCTGTTTAACTGCGCCGCAAATTCATCAAGCGCAGTACCCGTGAGACTTTTACCTAGGTTTCGTTCGGTCGTTTGAGCGTTCCTCGATTCCTTGAATATGTCACCAGCACCTTGGGTAAAAACAACGGGACTGGTCGAGGAGTTGGATACTCGACCAGTCCCAGAAGAGCCAGTGTTTTAAGCTGGAGGGGTGATTTATGACGATGATTCCAACTCCCGTCGAGGCGAATCCTAGTTGGGGTTTCCCCGCAAGTCAACATCCAAAGCAAACGCAAAAACACCACACGATTTTCGTCAGAAAAACTACACATTGTTTCTTACATATAGCTGTCCACACCTATCCACACCTATACGCCCCCATTGTTGACTTATATTAACTCCCTCCACATTGCTAGGTCATCGCCGCCGCCGGGCGTTAACTGGTGTCAAAAACATGAATGTGCAATCCGAGGCTACCGAGGAAGCCCAAAATCCCTCGTCTAACATATCTTTTGATGATTATATCAATCGAAGGAGTCAGGAAATCTCTGAACCAGAAGCCGAGGCTGCTGAACCAGAGGATGAATC